GGTTACCTATAAAGACCTCAATATAATGGCAGATACAGACATAGGCAGTACAACAACAACGAATTTAGACACAAACATAGAGGACTTCTCAGTAAGCACTAAACAACTTGACTCAGTAGAAGATATTAAAGAGAATACATGGGATAATCCATATTGGACTCAATATAATGGGTATTATAGGACTATTCCCGAGTTAAAGAAAGCTGTTGATGCTTTGGCTATTTGGACAGTAGGAAAAGGATATCAAGCAGATGCTTCTGTTGAAACTGTAATAAACAAGCTAACAGGATGGGGAGAAGATAGTTTCCAGTCTATTTTAGAGAATATGATAGTTGTTAAGAAGATAAACGGAGATGCTTTTGCCGAAATTATAAGAAATTCTGAAACAGGTACACTAATTAACTTAAAACCTTTAAATCCTAGTAGAATGAGGATTGTAGTGGGGCAAGATGGAATTATTACTAGATATGAACAGTTAGACAGATTTAGAAAGTCAATTAACAAGACTTTTCAAACAACTGACATATTACACCTTTGTAATGATAGAATAGGCGATGAAATACACGGTGTTTCAGTTGTTGAGGCTTGTCAATGGGTAATTGATGCTAGAAACGAGGCTATGACTGATAAGAGGAGAGTACATCACCGTTCTACTATTAGAGTTATAGAAGTTGATGAAGATAATACAAGTAAGTTAACAATATTGAGACAACAGTACGAAACAGCTATTAAGAGCGGGGAAGTTTTGCTTGTGCCTAAAGGTAATACCTCATTCCCTGACGCTAAGATTACATATTTGGATACTCAAGAGTGGATTAGGTATTTAGAGGGGTTTTTCTATCAAGCAGTGGGTATTCCTAGAGTTATAGCTTCATCTGAGAACTTCACAGAAGCAGCTAGTAAAGTAGGGTATTTGACCTTTGAGCCAATATATACAAGAGAACAGAAGTTATTAGAAAATGATTTGTTTAACCAATTAGCAATTAAGATTAAATTTAATAGACCTGCCTCATTGAGTAATACAATGCAAGAGGATGAACAGAAGAACACCGTTCAAACAGGTTTTCAACCTAATGATGTTGAGGCAGGAGTAGGTGAATAATGGACGTTTTATATGCTATTTCAACAGTAGGTTTTCCAATAGCTGCATTTCTATTAATCTATATAGATTTAAGAAAATTAATTAATAAACAACATATAGTATTAGAACATTTAGTTAATAAAATCGATAAATTAATAGGTAACGGGAGGTAAAAATGAAAAAATCAATATTAAAAAGTAAAACTTTAATCGGATTTGGATTAGCTGGAATAATAGTATTAGCACAACTATTAGGAGTTAATTCAAGCGATGCTTTAGTTGTAGAAGTTATTAAAGTACTATCTACATTATTCGGAGCATACGGTTTAAGAGATGCTATAAAATAGGAGTAAAAAATGCCACCAAAGAAGAAGAAGAAAGAAGAAGAAGTTAAGAAAGAAGTTAAACCAACTAGAGTCGTAAATGGTGAACGTAGAGAGATTACTCCTAAAACCACAGTTACAAGTAGAAGAAAGTTAACAGAACAAGATATTAAAGGTTTTAGAGTAGACCCTAGAGGTCAATCTAAACAAGAGGTAGACGTATCTCAAGCAGCATTAAAGGGAAAAAGAGAGCAATTTCAAGAAGAAAGAGAACAAGAAACACAACTCCAAGAAGAAGTAGCTCCCGAATTAGAGGAAAAAGGAGTATTTGCAGAACAACCTCAAAGGAGAGAATTATCACCTGAATTAGAGCCTCAAGAGCGTATTCCTGTTTTGGGCACTGCTGCAACAGTATTAAGAAACCTATTAATTGAGGACTTTCAAGAGAGCGAACAGAGCATAATATCAAATGTTGATGAAGTCGGAAATGAGATAATAGACCCTGATGTATTAAGATTAAGGGCAAGAGTAGCCATAGAGAGAGAAGTTAATAAACAAGGTCTTTCTAATGATTTAAAGTTTGGGGCAGTTATAGAGAGTATCCCCGTCGTAGGAGGATTAGCTAGAAAATTCGGGGGAAGTCTAATCGCAACTCCATCAAGTAGAGCAGATGATATTATAAGAGAACTTAATAACGAGAAAGAAAGAGCTATTAATATAGCCGAAATGGACTTAAACCCATCATTAAAATTAGATAGATTAACACCTATTGAGAGTAATATTAATAGATTAGAGTCAAGATTAAGATTATTAATAATTAATAGTGCAGAATTAAGAAGTAATCCCGATGAAGTCAATCGGATAGAGTCAGAAGTTATAAGAGCAAAAGAGAGGATAGTTGATGCTAGAAATGAGGCAGGACAGCAATTAGTGAGAAGAGTAATAATACCTGATGACCCTAACAATTTGCTATTAACTTTAGATAAACTTAAAGAAAATAGAAAGGTTTAAATAGGTGTATCACTATTGAATCATATGGAAGATGAAAAACAAGAAACTCCAAAAGAAGAAGTTAAGAAAGAAGAGCCTAAAGCGAGTGAGAATTTGGCGAAAGTTGTTGAAGATATGCAAAAAGCTAATAAAGAGAGAAAAGAAATCATCGAGCAAGAAAAAGAGATAATTGCACAAAAGTTATTAGGCGGTAATTCTGAGGCAGGAAACACACAAACACCCACAAATAAAGAGATGTCAGATATAGATTATGCGAAATTAGCTCGTCAAGGTAAAATACCATTAAAAGATTAAAATGTATATTTCTCAAAGATTGAAAGCTGCATTAATAATTGGTTTTTTATTTGGTATATTAATAGGTATAATGGTAGGTTACATTATGGCAATAAAAGGAATAATAAGAATTGCAACAGAAGTTATTAATACAGACCCTAATAAACTTAAAAAGGCTTTTGAGTTATGGGAACTATATGGGGGTAGAATATAATGCATATGTTTCTTGCTACTCGTGGAATTAAACACGATGTAGATAGATTTATAACAATACTACAAGGTCAATTTTTATCATATTCTAAAAGTAACGTACAATTATCCGTTAGACCATTTCAATTATGGGAGTTAATATTTCCCGAAGAACACCTACAAACAGTATGGCGGACAGTACAGACTAATCAAGAGCTCCCTAATTGGATGAATAAAATGATTAGAATACCCTTAAAAGCTAAGAAAATACCTAAATTTAAGGTCGAGGGTAAATCTCTACCCTTTTATAAAAACAATATTGCAACCTATCCAATAGGGATTAAAGAGGATGACCATTGGCCAAAGGGGAAAAAAGCAACCTTTACAGATGGCTCGGGAGAGGTAGATTTAAGCGGATTAGAACAACTATGAGATTATACACATTAGCTTTACATAAAGCATATTTTGATTATGGCTTTTCATTAACAAATATCTTAAAATGGTTAATAGCTTTTTTTATACTTGCAGATCAAGATACATCCACATCCTTAATACTAGGGTTTATTTATGCTATATCATGTTATGTTATTGGAGCAGTAGCCTTTAAAATAAGGTTTAATGAGGCAGAACAAGAGGTCAGAAATCAATTTGATTTATTCGTCAAAGAGGTAAGAAAAGGAAAACATTTAAATAGTTCTTAATTTTATATCTTGCATGGCAAACGAAGCAGCTATAAGAGTAAGAATCGATAATCCTTTACCATTCACTGTAGCAGACGGCACAGGTATCGAAAAAGGAGCTGTTCTTGAATTATCAGGTGATAAAACCGCTATACTTTCTAGTGGAGCAGAAGATAAAATTGCAGGTATTTTAGCACGTGAAAAAGTTGCAAGTGATGGCCGTACTGAAATGGGTGTATTTCGTAGAGGATGGTTTGATATGGTTTGCTCAGGAGCGGTACTTTTAGGTGAAGCTGTTTCAAGTATGGGACATGATAATTATATTCATAAAGCTCCTGTAACAGCAAGCGGGGCTTGTATATTAGGTCATGCTTTAGAGACAGGCTCAGACGCAGAAAGAATTTTAATTGATGTAAATGTAGGAGCTGGGGGTAATCAGGTAACTTAAAATGGCAGAAGAAGAACAAACTCAAGAAGAAGAAAATAAAGAGGAAGAAGAAAAAACTGAATAATGGCAGACGCAGTTGAACAACAAGACATTAGAGGACTTGATATCGATAAAGCGGTAAAGGGTTTTGCTCTAGAAGAATTTAAGTTTAAATCATTATGTACTATTAGCTCTACAAGTGCAGACCATATTAGATGGTATCAAGAGACAAGTGCAGACTTAACAGCAACTACACCGATGGCAGTTGCTAATGCAGCAATGCTTTCAGATTTCCCTTATTTAGAGGTTACATGGACTAGAAATACAAGTTATGTTAAGAAATATGCAGCAGAGGGTTTTATCTCAATGGAAGATATGAAATCCTCAGATATTGACGTTGTTGCAAGAACACTATTAAGATTAACTAGAGCAGTTGTTAAACAAGTTGATAATGATATATGGGATGTTATCACAGAAAGCCAAAGTGCAACAAATATTAATTCAGTAGCAGCAACAGGAACATGGGGAGCAGCAAGCGGACAAGACCCTATTGAAGATGTATTAGATGCTTTAAGAACTATTGAAATACAAAGTTATGATAGTTCAAGTGCAGTATTATTAGTCTCACCTCAAGGTCATAAGGATTTAATGACATGGTTAATTTCAACTAAAGGGGTAAATTTAGGTAACTTTGCAGGTAGTCTTGCACAACAAGGTAACTTAAGAAGTATTCTAGGACATTCTATTATAGTATCTAACAATGTAACAGCTACATTCGCAGCTGTTGTTATACCACAACAAGCAGCAACTTGGAAATCTCACACTAATACCACATCAAGAGCAATTGAAGATGCTGGGATTGGAACTAAATTTAGAGTTTGGGAACTAGGGATTACTCTTTTGACTGACCCTAAAGCAGTTTGCCTTATTACAGGAACGGCTTAATGACAGACGACTACAATTTGAAACTTCTAAAACATTATATTAAAGTTAATCATACACAGGCAAAAGAGGATTTATTAAAGAAACATCCTGAACTTTCTAACGAAACTGTC